AGGCAATAACCGAATGACCAAAGTCCTAAACAAGCTTTGCTCATTTAGTTTGCGCCTTGTCATTGGCACAACTTTGGACCGTTGGAACTGTGGCCCCGTCGTTCTTTCTGACTCCAATCTAAGGAGAAAGATTAAAAGACGTATAATTAGTTCCGTTCTCACGTGCTAGTCCCTCGTGGGTCCTAAATTTCCACTTTCGCTAATTTCATAAGCACAAACAAGTCAAAGAAAGTATTACACTTTCTTAACAAATTTGTGTTGAAAGTTAACGAAGGCGGGGTAGTCATTGACCATTGGTTTGCTCTGATTGACAAAAGAGTGGCCACAAGAGGTGCAATAGATACGATCAAATTCGTCAAATTGGCGCGTTTGGCGTATACTAGAGCTCTCTGTGGTCATCCACTTTCTCAATCAGACTGCTTAGGTGTACCATTAGCTAAGAGTGGTTTTCCTAACTTGGGAAAACCATTTCTGAAACTAATGGAGTCTGGTGATATTAACAGTCTAAGATTATGTCACACTCTTTTGAGTGTTACAAGATCTTGGAAGGTTAAGGGTCAACTAGACCTTAGTTCTATCATCTCACCCTCAACTTCCAATGAATGTGATAATTTATTTTATCACAAGGAGGTTAAGGCTGTTATGAAGGACCAAGGCTGGAAGATCCCTCATCCCAAATGGGATAAGTACCACCTTACAACTAAGTCAGGTCCAAACGGTTTGGCAATGATTAGTTCTTTAGTGGACCTAAGTTTACTATCTGAAAGACAAATTGATTTAATCAAGATTGTCGCAGGTAGTGACTTAGTTTCAAAGATTGAACATCTCAAATCTGTCAGCGTTCCTAAGTGGATTGAGTTATTTGGTTTAAAACCTAAATGGGTTTTATCCAAGTTAAGCTTAATCTACGATAAGGAAGCGAAGGTTCGAGTTGTTGGAATCTTAGATTATTGGACGCAGACTGCACTTAGACCGCTTCATTTGAGGTTATTCTCTCTCTTGAAACGAATCAAGTCAGACTGTACCCATAATCAGGACCACTTCAGACTATGTCTACCTCCGAAGGGGCCATATTACTCTTATGATCTAACTGCAGCTACTGACCGTTTCCCGATTTGGTTCGAGAAATGGGTTGTTAGCGAGTTAGTCAATAAGGAATATGGTGACGCTTGGGCAGAGCTAATAGCAGACCGCGACTTTAAGTCACCGGCGGCTAGCGGATCCATACGATATGGAGTCGGCCAGCCGATGGGTGCTTACTCGTCGTGGGCCGTATTTGCTTTGTCTCATCACGTCGTTGTCTTAATTGCAGCTAAGAGGGCGGGTAAACCGTCTTCTTGGTCTGACTACGCTCTATTGGGTGATGACATTGTCATCGCCGATACAAGCGTAGCAGAGCAATATAAGATTATCCTTTCGGATCTAGGCGTATCTATCTCTGACACAAAGTCACATGTATCGAAGGATACTTATGAATTTGCTAAGAGATGGATCCACTTAGGAGAAGAGGTGAGCGGAGCACCGATACTCATCCCAACTTCTACACCTAGGCTAAAATGGCCTAATGCAGTTAGTTGGATAATGGATATCGAGGCCCGTTGGTTCTCAACGGTCGAGTCATTCGTAACCCGGAGCGTTTTCAGAGAGTTGTACATCTGTCTAGGTGTCAATCCAGGATATTCACATAGATTAGCCAGAAAGTGTTTTGATCTGTACAATCTGCCGTTATCAAGAGATAAGTATGCAGATACAGTCCGTAAAGGTCTGTATTTTGCAGAACGTTTCTATGATAACATTACAGGTTGTAATAGAATCAAAATGCCTATGGTTCTTATGTGGGTTACGCTGGCTGACGCCAAGTTCAGAATGTTACGAGTCTCTATCAAGAAACAGACAGTTCTTCTGAATACCTTCTTATCGAAGATATCAGATTATGCTGGTCTGGTTCCTGAGGGGATGGATGCTCAATCGCTACTACTTAGTCTAGTACCAGTTCGTTGTATCATTGATAATATCAAAGATATGCAACTGGTAGTCGACAAGTTGAGACTGTATTATACGAGCAATCGGGAGAAATCCATAGTTTTGGATTCCTCAGAATACCGATTGTCAGTTAATCCAGAATCAGCTATGTCTGCTAGACGAAGCCAATTGGTACTCTACCAAAATGCTGCAATTGTTAATAGAGCTCACCAGTTAGCTAAACTACGTTTAGCTGCTGGAAAAGCCGAATTAGCATTGCCATTTGAAGTAGATACTGATAGCGTGTAGTACTATTGTACTAATTATCCAACTCGCTAACGATCAGGACCATATGGCCGTGACCGCTACGCTGGTAGGAAACTA